TTCAACTTTCCCGCTCTTCTGCAGGGTCTCCGCCAGTCCGCGCGGCATGCGCACCTCTCCCGGGTACTTGACGCTCTTGCGGGTGTAACGCACCAGCACGGTGCCGTCGGCGTTGGGCTTGCGACCCTCTTTCACGGTGGTCGCGGGGTTGACCACTTTTTTCGTAATCTTCGTAGTATCTTCCATGTCGGATGGTTTTTAGTCAAGGAACCCGAGTTTGCGCCACTGTTCGGCCTGCTTGGCGGTCATCTTGGCCTTGCGCCCGTTTTTGAACGTGTAGGTCTTCACGCCGTTGCCAGCCTTTTTCGCGGCCGCCCCGGTCTCCTGCTGCGTTTCGGTTTCTTTTTTCTTTGCCATGTCTAACACTTTTTGTCGTACACTTTCATCTTGAGGTTGCGGATAATCACCGCGTCACACAGCTGGTTCAGCGATGCCGATTGCACGGCGTTGCCCATGCAGGGGAGGTCGAAGTGCTCTATCACGAGCCTGTAACCGTGGTTCACGGCTTCAAGCTGTCTTGCGAACTCCTCGTATATCGGGTGCAGGACTGTCCTGAACCCGGTTTCGAGCCTCTGTTCCTCCGTGGCGGACGGCAACGTCTTGATGACTATCGCCATCTTCGGAATCCTGAACACGTGGAGCGCACCCTCGTCCCATTCCGTCACCCCTTCGGTGAACATCGCTATCATAGGGAAAGGGTCGGTCGCCGAGCTAATGGACAGAAGCGTTGCCTCGTTTTCCACGGTCTTCGACCTTCCGCTCAAAAAACTGATGAACGCTCCATCCTTGCTGAAAAGGCTTCGGAGGTTTTCGTCCGTCCGTTCCACGGCTCCGAGGATTATGTCACGCGCCGTTATCATATATTCCATTTGTTGATGTAGTGGAACAACTCTCCGTGCATGTGACGGCTTCCGTCTGGGAACAGGCTGGTGAACAACTCGCGGTTGTTGTCAACCATCTGGTTCCATACCGTGACCTGCGTGTCGAGGGTGGATACCCTCTTGCCGTTCTCGCTGTCAAGCACGACACCGCCTATCGGGGTGTTTACCTGCGAGCGGAACCACATGAACGCCACATAGTGCGACAGGGAAACCCGCAACCTCGCGAGGACATTGTTCATCACCTCGTCTTCCTGTTCCTCCTCCTTTTTCGCCGCATAGGCCTCAATGTCGGCTGTCTCCGTCGCCGTTAATCCGAAGTCACGCATGAACATCGGCTCATACTTTTCGATGTACTGGTTAACGGTCTCAAGTATGACAACATTGACGGGGCTCGCCGGACTGGCGGGCAGAAGTCCCGGAATACGGGCTTCGCAACGGAAATCTTCGGTTCTGACTATCATGTCCTTGATTCAGTGTAAGGCGGCATGTCCGTGGACACGCCGCCTTGGATTCATTCAATCAATTGTTATGCTTTCGCTTGCATCATGAGAGCATCCTGGTCGTCGTTCAGCGGGGAGGTGATTGCGACATTGAGCGCGTCACCAGCCTTGGTGATTGCGGAAACAACGTTGTCGAGGTCTGCGTACATGAAAGCGTCGGGGCAGTACACGGGCATTGCCACATCCTCTTGGAGGATGGCCACTGCGGTGTTCGTCAGCTTGGTCTGGACATCCTCGGCGAACTCCAAGGTGCCTCCGTCCATGTCGTACAGGGCTGCGCCCTCGTCGAAGTCACCCATGAACACCTTGCCTTTTGCGATAGCGTCACACTCCACGACAGGGATCACACCGTCAAGGTAGTACACGCCGTTGACAACGGTGAAGTACTCACGCCAGATGGGTCTGCCCGTCTTGTCCTTGAGGCCTTTGAAGGCGTTGAAGGTGATGGGGTTGATGATGATGAGGGTCGGTCTGTACTTGTCGAAGTTCAGGAACCCGGCAATGACCTTGAGAGCGTCACCGTAGTTGGCATCCGCCACAAGGTTGGCATAGGTGTTTGTGATGGTGAACTTGGCATTGTTCTGCACGGAGGATTCGGTCTCTGCGGTGTAGGAGCAAGCCACGACAAAGGTGTGGTCGTTGACAACCTTGATCTCGAAGCCAGCGGCGGCGTTCAACGCGGTGCAGGTCTGGAAGCCGCTGAAAACAACCTTCATACCAGTGTTCATCTTCGCATACGCGCCGTTGAGGGTCACAAGGATGGCGTTGCCGTTGTCATAGGACGTGATGGATTTCACCTTTCCGGCGGTCTGCTCGCTGTACACGGTGGAAGAAAGCGCACTCTCGGTGAGGGCGATTTTCACAAGGCCGGTGAAGTTGGCATCGTTGCCATCGCCATAGAGAATCTGGAAGTCCTCGGCGCGGTACAGGCCGCTGGGCATGAGGCTCATGATCTCGTTGACGATGTAAGACACCTTGCGGAGCATACGTCTGCTGATGGGGATGTGGTAGCCTACACGGTGGGTCTCGGCGGCAGATTCCTTCACCTTGAACGAACCTTCCGGCAGCTGGCCGTTCTCGCTGACTGCAAGTGCGGCGCGGTCAATCTCGTAAACCTGACGGAAGTAGATGGACGTGGCCTCGATCTGCGTGCCGTCAACAACACGCATGAAGTCGCGAATGTGGAGTTTTCTCAAAGCCACCTCGGCGGTGATGACATCGGTCTGCAAAGACGGATAGGTCGTGCCGGAGTAGTTGGAAGTCATGCTGACAACGCCCTTGCGGACAGGAATATTGAAGCGGTCGGTCATCTTGGAGAGACCGTCGGCGAAAGTCTTGAAAGAGTCGCTTTCGACAGCCTTGGTGATAGCGTCTTTAAGGACATTCTCGCTCTTCTTGTCAAGTTTCTCCTTGGCTTCCTTCAGATCGGTGTTCAGCGAATTGATGTCGGTGCGCAGCTTGTTGATGAGTTCAAGGGATTCGTCGTATTTGGTCTGTAGTGCCTTTGTCCCTTCCTCAATCGCCTGCTTCTGCTTCTCCAAGATATCGTTCTGGATGCCGTCAAGTCGTTTCTGGATGTCATCTTCGGAGAGCACACCTTTCAACGTTGCGTTGAGCAGGTCAATCATGCTCTTCTGGATGGTGCCGACCGTCGCCTTTTCCTCGGGTGTCATATCCTCAGACTTCTTGGCGAAGATGGTGAGGTCGGTCGCAGCGATAGGGGCGATAGCCGTGATCGCGAGGGGAGCCAGGCTTCCGGTCTCCATCGCGCCTGCAACACCCATGGTCATGAACATCGCAAGGATGAACAGACCGAAAATGGCCATACGGAACTGGAATCTGCGCTTGCATCCGAGCATTCCACCCGTCTTGGTCTCTCTCATGAATTTCTGAAATCTTTTCATTTTCTTTTTTGGAATTTGGTTAAAAAATAGGTTTACTTCACGAGCATATTCCCGATTGCCGCCAGCGAGAATCCGCCGTTCTCGTTGTGCGCAGTGTCATCGGACGGCTTAACAACAGGGTTGATATGCTTTTCTTCAAACTTCATAATCTCATTGCGGTAGTGCCGTCTGCCGCAGTACGGGCAGGTGACATACGAAAGGTCGCTCATCAGCGACTTTCCTTTAAGGTCGGCCAACAGGTCAATGACCTCCTGTCTGACCTCGTTGCGCTGCTGGTGCGCCTGCCGCCACGCTTCGTCCATGAACATGTACCGCAGGGTGTCGTTGTACTCCGAGATAATCTCGCGGTCGATGCTGACCTCATCCTGCTCGAAGTAGTTGAACGTGTTGCCGCATTCGCAGTTGATGAGAGCGGCCTTGCCTTCGTCGGCTTTCTCCAGCAGCTTGCGGAGGTCGTCGAACTTCAACAGGATGTGGTCGCTGAAATCAAGGGAAAGGGCGGTTCTCACGAACTCCATGCTCTTTTCGGACATTCCGTCAAAGGGCATCTGCTTGATACCGAGCAACGGGGTGTCGGAGTTGGAACCCCAGCTGTAAAGCGTGGAAAACTCCCACAGTTTCCATTGCAGGACTTTGCGAGTGTCGTTGGGGTCACGCTGCATTGCCTCAACACCGACTGAGTGTTCCAGCGTGAGGTTGTTCTTCTGGTAGAGCTTGTAGAACGACAGCACATCGTTTGCGAGCTGCGTTTCTGCGAGTTCCGAGCGCATCACCAGATGGCCGTTTTCCTCCTTACCTTCCAGCGGACAGCCGATGAGCTTGTCATAGTCGTGGTTCAGGAAGTGCTTCACACGTTTGAAATTCTCTTTAAGTGTCTTCGAGAACGACCCACTCACGGAAATGTCGTTCTGGGAATCCACGTTACCGAATGCGTTGACGGCCACTGTCACGATACGGCCTTCAACCTCATTGGATTTCGTCTTTAAAATCATTCCGTTCATTGTCTTGTTACTTGATTTTTTGATTGATGGAGTTTATCTCCTCCTCAGACATTTCAAGGAGGGTCTTATTGTAGATTTCCTGTTCAAGGCGTTCGCGGCCTATTGCCACGCGCCAGTCGTTGAGGGTTATCAGCCCCGCGTTGAACTCCGTCTTGCAACGGTTGCTGATGCTGGACTTGGCAATCTCCCTGCGCTGCACGCTGTCCTGGAGTATCGCCACGTTGTCCCACACCGCGTCAAGGTAGTAGCCGCTGTCAGTGAGGCCGAGGAACTTGCTGAAACCTTCAAGCCAGCTGTTCACCTCCGGCAATACGACCGAGTTGTAAACATTGACCTCTGCGGTGTTAAGGTTGCTGTATGTCGGATTGTCCTCTCTCGGGATAAGGTTGCTGTCCACGCCGTATGCCCCGGCGATTGCGGCTGCGTCGTTCAGGCACTCCTTGAACGGTTCGAGATCGGCGATGTTCATGCCGATTGGAATGTAGTCCACAGGCTTCTCTATGATTGCCACAGGAGACTTGTCGCCGTGTAATCCGTATGTGCTGTAGAACTCGTCGCGCATCTTCTCCTTCTCCTTCTGGGTGAGCGCGACACTGCCGTCAACGTCCTTGTCCTTGTTGACAATGAGGCCGATTGCACCGCGCTTCACGTAGATAATGTTCCGCGCCTCGTACACTGCGATGATGTTCGATACCGTGTACTTGTGAGCGGAAAGACGGCTCTCACCCTGCACGTAGTTGCGCAGGTTGGTAGAGAAGGACGGAAGGTCGCGCTCATGGTACACGAGACTGCTGTCTATGCGCCTGACACCACCGATGTCATTGTACAGATAGGTGATGTTATTGCCGGACATCACGCTTGACATTCCTCCGTACACGTTGACGTTGGCGGGGTTGAGGAGATAGTAGTAGTCGCAGGTCTCCCACAGCCGACCGTCGTTCTTGTCGGCATAGGCATAGATGTACTGGTTGCCGAACAGGAACTTGTTGATGAACGCATCGAACACGAACTCCTTGAAGGTCATGTACGGGTTCGGTGCGCTCAGCAACCCCTTTTCGATACGCTCCGCAACATACCTGTCACGCAGGCTCCTCGTGGAATCAGCCCAGATGATGGAATCATCCTTGGCCTTCCTCAACACGAACTGCGCGTTTTTGATACGGCGGCAGATGTAGAGGATAGGGAACTGCACCTCCGCGATGTGCTGGAACATAAAGGCGAAATTGCCGTAGCACTTTGCCGGGGAAAAGACATCAATGTACTTGTCCGGCCGCTCGATGACGGGGACAGGCCTCTGCGGAACCTGCTGTGTCGGCTGCAACGCCTGTGCCAGCGGCTCCACTGCGGACTTGTTTTGACGCGATATTTCTAATCCGAATAGCTTCATCGGCGGCAAAAATACATTTTTTTGAATACGTATTCATTATAATGAAAATTTTTGTTCTTTTTTGAGCAAAAAAAATCCGTGGAATCTCCACGGACTTCTCAAAAATAATAGTAATAACAACAAAAACGGATGAAGTAAGGTTATCGGTGCCCTATATCCATTTCACGGTCGTGTCTCCTTTCCAACCCTTGATCCATACGAACCACGCGAAGCACTGAGCCGCCGCCGTGTGTACGCTGAAATCGCCGTTTTTGGCGCATACCGTGCGCCTGCTGAAGACATATACCGTAGGGGGGGGGCATTTTCGAATATTTCCCTCCTGCGTTGCTGGCCTTCGAGGAACAGCAGCCGGAGAAGCATGGCGACCTTCGCGCCATTCCCAACGCTATGCAGGGCTTTCAACACAAACTCACCTGCTGTTGAGTAAGGCGGGTTGGTGATGATGTCTCCGCACCATTGCTCGAAGTCCATGAACAGGAAATCCTTTTCCTCCACTCCTTCGCAACGGGCTTCGATGTCCGATGAACGGACACGGTGGCCATGCTCTTCCAGTGTCTTGGAGATATGCAGCAACCCGGCTGCCGGCTCCCAGATGTCACGGCTGAACGTCTCCACCTTCAACAGGGCTTCGACCGCAGATGGGTGGGTGCAATAGAGGTCGCGGTACGCACGCTCTCCTTCGGAGTGGTCGCTTGCCCCGAGCGTGGCGAACACGCTCTTTCTGTTTGATTTGCTGTCCTGCATAATGGTTTTTCAATTCGTTATTCTGTTCAATTCGGTTCTCAACTTATGCAGCCTTCCGCTGATGGAAGCGACTTCTGCGAACCTACGCGCATAGGCCGCGTCTGACGTGCTTCTGTCAAGTTTACGGTATGCGAGTTCAAGACGGAACGATTCGGCTGAAATCCTGGCTCTGAGGCCTTCCGCTTGTAATGATGGTGACGGGGGGGGGCAATTTTTCATATCTGTTTTGGTTTGGTGTTGAAAATCACATTGACTGGTTTTCCTGAATTGTCGGAAATGGCTATCGGCGCACCACTTGAAATTGCCGTCACTCTCGGTTTACCAATTGCAGACCAGCATTCCGGCGATGTTCCGTCCCATGCCGTTGTCGGAACGTTGTGCGCGAAGCACTCGCCAGCTATGCTTTCCTCTTTGGTGCCTTTCCACGGGCAGTTATCCGTGTTGAAGTGCATGCACTCTTTGCAGGTATAAACATATACATCCATCTTTCAAATCCTTTCCAATTCTTCAAAGGCTGGAATGTTCAGAATTCCAGGAACAACGCACAACCGTTTTTGACACAGAGGCCTGCATCAACCCAGCAATACATTTGGTTTGAATCATTGTCACTGGACATTGATGCAGCATTGTACTCCTCATATCGTCTGCACATGCTGCTTTTGCTGCAGAACGTGACACGAACTCCATCGTCATCATCAGTCACTTCAACACAGCCATTGCAGTATGCAAAATCGGAATTCATTTCTGTTGAAAGGTTTATCATTGATAGCGGCTTTGGTGTCGGTGAATATGCACTCATAATCATTGCTTTTTCGAGATAGTGTAACTTGCAGGGTATTCCATATACTGCTTGCCGTTGATGAAGTTCCCGTTGTCCTTCTTGTTGCGCTTCACGCCGTCCTGTCCCCAAGTGCCCCACTGCTTGAAGAAGAAAGCAACTCCCTGCTCCTTGCACTGGCGTAGGATGTTCAAGACCCATTCCTTTTTCATCGGACGTGCATTCGGTCCGCTCTCGCCTCCTACAATCACCCAGTCAATACCGTCAAGGTTGAGTTCACCGAGGTCTGACAACAACGGTTCGCAAGATAGGAACGTGACATTATCAGGATTGAATTTCTTTACTTCACGTAGATCGTCAATCCTGTTTTTGTATTGCTCCGCCTCCACCGTTACACCAATCCATGCGTTTTTTGGTATTGGCATCCAATTGCAGTATGCCGACAATCTGTCAGAACGCTTGGAGAGAATCTGATAGGTGTGTTGCGGAGTGTTGGCGATGGTGTACATCACCCTGTCAACGAACTCGAACGGCACATCCTTGTGGAACAGGTCGGCCATCGAGCAGACAAAGAACATTGACGGATTCTTGACCTTTCTCGGTTCGTCCAGCGAATCGGGGTGGCATACAACCTTGTCGAAACCGTCTTTGTACTTCTCCTGACCCATCGCCTTCAATCGGCGAGTCATCGTCTCCGCGTAGCAGTTTGCGCACCCGGCTGAATATTTGGTGCAGCCGCTAATAGGGTTCCAAGTGCATTGTGTCCATTGAATCTTTGATTTTCCCATGATAGATAATATTGGTTCTTTAATACTTTTTACCAAATTTAATTCCTAACATCGCTCTCAAAGCCTCTTCACCCCTACCCATTTGTTCCATGATTTCCGCTATCATTGTGTCAAATTTGAAACTCTGTGTAAGGATAAGCGCAACAAGCGCGAGGTGTTTCAGTTGTTGTGACTGTATTGCAGTCACTTGTATGACCTTTTCAAGCATCCATTCTGTTGAGCACCCGCGTTCCTTCATTCCTTTCAGTCCAGCTGTGTTCTTATCGGATGATGTAATGATGCCTATCAAATACTTGATAAGAGCGTCCTTGTTTTGGAGTAAATTCAATATATCAGGCTCTCCCATAATTATTATTTTTGGTTATATCTTTCATTATACATTTCGTCTATTCTTTTGTCAAACTCAAACACGTCGAACTTCGGGTCATGTTTTCGGATTTCCATGATAAGCTGGCGGCGTTCAAAACCGTTCCAATTCGCATCCCTTCGGTAGCGTTCCAAATCCCGCTTGTAGTCTTCTTTGATTGATTCGGTGGTTTCCAAATCCCGCTTCATATCCTCCCATGTTCTGTCGTGTCCTTTTGCCTCCAACTCCTTGCGAAGTCTGTCTCTTGACGATTGAATATCACGCCAGTAGTTGTGGGAGATATTGCGCCAATGCACCATGTTGTAGTAGAACTTTTCGCCAAGACCAAGCTGTTCATCGGTGTACTTTTCCTTGTGCAGAAGCGGAGCCTTCTTGACGGTCTTCAACCATCCATCCTCGGTGACGTAGATAAGCCCGGCATATTCAGGAACGTCCTCAACGGCTATCATGTTCTCAGGCACGGCATAGTAGAAGTAGTTTGGCTTCTTTTGCTTTTCAACGAAGTGGCAAGGGTGTTGCATGTCCCTCTCAAAGGCCTCAAATGATATATAGCGGTTTTTATTCCACTCCCACTCACGGTAGAACGTAAGGGTGTGCTTCTCGCCTGTCAGCATAGCCTTGAGCAGGTGGTGCTTGTCGGTCTTGTGCTTGAAGTCGTTTTTGAAGTCTGACTTGCTTATCTTGATCTCAAACTCATAGTAGTAGCCGGAGCGGGTCTTGATAAGTTTGTCGCTCTCCCATCTGAACACATACAGGTTGTCAATGTCGTACCTTACGGAAGACAGGAATCCCGACAGCCGTCGCTGGATTGCTGCTTCTGTTAGTTCGGTTTTCATACGCCGTTTCTTTATTCCCATTTCGATTCTTTGAAAAACACTATGAAAATTGTATCTGTTTTAGTTCGTGTACCAATGAGGGGGGGGCAGGAAAACAGTCCTTTATCCGCCCGATTTTTATTTGGTGCTCATTCCACTTGAATACCAGAGTGCCGCCAGGAGCCAGCACACGCCAGCATTCATCGAAACCCTCTTTGATGTACTGCTTCCAGCCGTCAGGCGGCAGCTGCCCGTACTTGGCTTTCATCCAGCTGTTGTCACCTACACGGCGCAGGTGAGGAGGGTCGAAGATGACCAACTGAAACGATTCGTCCTTGAACGGCATGTTTCGGAAGTCCATCACCTCATCTGGCTCAACGGTGAACGTGCGACCGTCACACAGCTTTCCGCTGAATGTCCGGCGGTCACCAAACAATACACGTGGGTCGTGTTTGTCGAAGTAGAACATACGACCACCGCAGGCGGGGTCAAGCACTTGTTTCCCAGTATTCATTTCATCGTTTCTTATCATACCAGCTGATGATTTTCAATATTTACCTTTCATTGTTACAAATAGTCATCCATATCTTCGTTCAACCATGTCTTGTTGTAATTCCCATTGGGATAGAGTTTCGGAACCGTCGGCTCGTCAATGATATTGGTCTCGCCTTTGATACACCGTTTGATTCTGACACCTTCGTAGAACGTATATAGATAACTACCGTTCCTCTCCCATTCGAGGGTGTCAAGCAGTCTCCATACGTCATTGTCTGTGCATAGTTCTGTGAAGTCGGGCGTGAAGTACATGCTTACACTCCGTCTTTCGAATCCATCTGTGTATTTAATGAAATGTTCAAGTTTTCCAAGTGTCAATGAGTTGTCCCCGGCAAGTTTGACATTTATCCTGTCGTGATTCTTGCAGGTTTTGAAAAAATCAATCTGCCTGTCGTTGTGGACCGTCACCTGTACCCAATCGAATAAATTTGTCAAGTTCTCGACCGTAACCATAGAAAAATTATTCGTGCTTATTATAGGTGAATATCCAAATTTTCTTACACTAACCGAATAATGTTTAAGATTATGATAACCAACACACGTTGGTTCGCCTCCGAGAAACAACACCTCATTTGTTGTCAATTGATGTCTGCTGATAATTTCCAAGAACTTGATTACGTCTGACGGCTTTACAATTTCAGAACTTGTGTTCACGAATTTGTCAATGCAGAATTTGCATCTGTTAGGACACTGGTGGGTTACAACTATATCCGCATGATCCAATATCATTCTTCGCCTCCTTTCAATTTTTGTTCAATAAACTTAAATGTATAACAGTATTTTCCCCAATAGCATCGGAATACGGAATCAGTATTGTCTGTGCTTTCCTCATAGTCTTTTCCCGCATACCAAGGCTTGTTTTTCTTGATATTTTCAACCTCGTCGTTATATTTGCTTTTAGCGTTTTGTTTATTTAACGACGCATAAATTATCTCATATTCGCCTTCTTCGACAGCACCAAAAATATGTACATTATACAAAATCAAATAAACATTCATTCTTTGCCTCCTTCCATGACACCGTACAATGGACATAATTTTTCAATGAGCGGCTTGAAGTAATACAGGAACTCGTCACGAATGTTTTCATTCCAAAATGTTAGCAGATGTCTGTTGTCATAGGTGTAATCTGGAACAACAACACCTTTGTGAAATGTGATAATGTACTTCAATTCGTCATCATCCAAATAATCAAACACATGCCCGGTATTATAACAGTTACGAAGTAGTATCAATTGGATCAACGCAATCATTGCCTCTGCGGTTGCAATGTTCCCTGTAAATTTTTCCATGTCTTCAACCAAACGTTCATGATAAGGTTGGAGATAATCGCGATGCGGGTCTAAATCGGATTTTCTTACAGTGAAATTGTAAGGTGTTTTCATCGGATATAATGCGCAAAACTCCTCCCACGACTTCGGTCGATTTTGATTTTCCGTTTTGCAATCCTCCATAAAGGTGACTTCCATCGCTCCGTCTATCTGTTCGATTTTCTTTAACTCTACATCCGAATTGCTGCCGAGTTCTATCATCTTCTTGATAACATCGTTAGGTTTCATATCTTCTTGTTTTTTAATCAATCAACTTGAATGAATACACATACACCAGCGGGTTAGCGTCCCACATGGGAAGCCCGAACATCTTCGGGCTGATACGGTTGATAAGGGCGGTGAATGCGGACACTGGATGGGTGAACTTCTCATTGATACCATTGACACGGTACAGGTCAACAGTTATCCTGTTCCCCATATCGTCTTTGCCATGCTCAATCTCCATGATGACTCCCTCCTTGATTGCCTCTTCCCACGTGATCTCCTGCAACCGTTCCACGCTTACTTTGGTGATTTCGATGTGATGAGGCATCAGCTGTGATTTCGCAAATGATTTATTGTGCGTGGCTTCGATCTCGTTGAACTCCTTTCCGTCATACGCGGCACGTACTTTGTTCTCGAAAGCGGCCTTTTCCTCATCGGTCTTCATCTGCGACCTGATTGCGAGGTACCGTTGCGCGATTGCCACCTTGTCACCTACTTTGTAGGTTGATTTCGGCAGGTACTTCTTCTCTATTTCGGATGGAGTGAGGCCTTCGATGTTCCATTCTCCAAAATAAGGGCGGTCGAACGGCACCACGCGCCGCGTCATGTTCTTGCGACCGTCCAGCACCGCCTGTTCGAGGCGGAATCTCGTGTCTTCAAACATTATCTTTTTCATATCGTCTTGGTTTGTTTTGATGATACATTTGTGATGGCTTCCACATTTGTCTCATTTTGTGGAACAGACAGCAAAGACACCGTGACGGTTCCATGCGCTCTCAATCTTTTGACCATTTCGTCTGCATACTCTACCGCCTCTTTTGCGGCGAATTTCGGTGTAGGGATATTCTCATCAGACATCAGACGTTTGAACGAGAACACAGCTAACTCACGGCGAAGTCTAAGCCATTCACCTTCGTCATTGTTGGAATTGAGAGAAACAACCTTGCGTTCCGGATTTGGAATCTGTTTGTCTGATTCTTCGTCATACTTTGTGTCATACTGCACATGTCCGCAATTCGGGCAGTCGTATATGTGATATGGAGGTATTGACGAAGTTACAACGTTCGGTCTCATATTCATTTTCTTTCCACATCTTTCACAGATAATCATAACTATCTCCTTTCCTTTTGATTGGTTTAACTTTTGCGAATGTATTTCGGATAACCATGATTCATACACTCCTCTGGATGAGCCAACATAGTCGGACATTCAAGCAGTGTCTCTTGAATTGGATTATAGACAGGTGTTTCTTTGTATCTTATGCAACGTTCCTTGATGTTACATACTTGGTAATGTCCATCAACTATTGCAACACCTGAGCAATAGAATTTGTCCTTGTCAAACGGATGCAGGAATCTGCCGCAGGCTCCGGCCAATTCTTTCACGCGGTGAGGGAACAGGTTGGAGCAGTCCTTCTTGTGGTACCGCGCACACTCGCCGCAATAGTGTTTCTTTGTCTCTGTTTCGTTCATATCACTGGGTTTTATGTTGTCATTTATATTGTCATTTTATGTTGTCAAAACCCGAAATGTACCAGGATTCCAACAAAAAACTTATACTAGTAAATAAGTGCGATGACCGCAACGACGAGCGCAATTGGCAGGGTTTTCTTCCCTACTTTTGTCAACTCCTTATTGTTCACTTCACCTACGCCTTTCCATACAATGGCAAAGATATAACAGGCGTAGAGTATCGTAAAATACTTTATCATTCCTCACCTCCTTTCAGCAGCTCTTCAAGTTCGCGGTGGGTGATTTCAATCATGTCGCTGAACTTCTTTTCGAGGTCGTATTTGTCGCTCATAAACACAACGATGTTGCCGTTTTTGCATATTTCGATGAATGGATATACGAACTTGCCATCCATTTCACATCCGAAAATCTCAAAGACGGTGATGATGGAGCTGTGCTCAATTCCGTTGCTCAGCAACTCGCTGATCTCGCGCCCGGCCTTTGTCCGTCTGTCCGGCACAAAGAATCCTTTGTACTCCTTGTGCGCCTTCCACGTTTTCGGTGGAAGATTCTCTGGGTGCTTGAACTTGAAGCCGCTGTATCTCGTGCAACGCCAGAAATTCTGCTGGCCGAACCATCCGGTGCATTCGTCCCAGTCGTCACCTACTGCTTCCTTGATTTTAGCCTCGTTTCTTTTGTCGATTTCCTTCTCCTCTGTGCGAAGGTCGTGCAACTTCTTGTAAAGGTCGCACTCGGTGTTTGTGATTTTATAGTACATAGCGTTTATTTTTGTTTGTTCCACTAATTATTTCGCGTGCCATCAGTAATACTTTCTCCACCTTATCAATGTCAAACCAATCATCCGTCCTGACACCAGATTCCATATCAATCCAAAAATCAGTCAAATAATAGTGTTCGAGCAGGAATGACAGCTTATCGCCTACATTGTCGGGATTTATACCTCCGGCATATCCTACTTTATTTCTCACTGGAATACCGTCCATTGGAGTGTCTATTCCACGACCACCGCTTGCGTCTATCAGTACGCTGATAATGTCACGATGTGGATAGGGACGTTTAGTCCAATGATCAACAGTAGCATCATAGATTGACAAATCATTTACTCCGCTTTGCTGAATGATTAGTTCCTGACCAATGACAATCGGAATCCAGCAGAACTGCGGATTATCATTTCTGTTAGCAATGTTAATCTGCACACGCTTGAAGATGTCAAGTCCATCATCTATGAGATTGTCAATCTTATCCCATTTTCCAATAGCTGCGTCGTGTGCTGCCGATCCACATACATGTAGCGATAAATTCAATCTTCTTCCACGTAACTTATGAATTAAATCTGGGTTAAGATATCTGTTCCCGTTCTCATTCCAGTGATACGAGGTAAGTACACCAAACTCTGCGAATTTGAACTCCTTCTGAATCTCACACAAGTCTTTGATGTCCGTTTTTTCGTCAATTCCTGTAAAGGTGATATGTTTCAGTCTATTCATTTGAGACCTCCTTCCGATTCTTTACCCATTTTTTCGCATTCTTCACATTGTCTGTCCAATGCGGCTATTGTCATTTCTCTCAAATTCTTGTATGTCTTCTTGTAGAACTCATCGTGAAATTTTTGTCGAATAGGCACCTCAATACTTCCGTCTTCATGAAACTCGGGATTACCTACAACAAACCAATAATTGTGACGTGCAACACGCTTTTTTATTCTATCAATGATTTCATACTGTCTATCGCTGTAACGATATCTCGGATTGGATGAGAATTCAAGGTCTTCAAGAAATAAGTAGCCACAATTATAAAACCTCATAATATTATGTGTTTCTACACTCTCTATCAAGTCATATCCTTTGTCATCTTTTCCACGGTACCATCCTATCCACCATTCTTTTGCATCAGATATAGCGAAAGGTACAATAAGTGCTCCAATAGGGATCACGTCATTACCCAACGAAGTCTCCCAACATTCACTCTCCGGCTTATTATATTCTCGTTTTTTCCTCAAAAAAGATAACAACAGGCTGCTCATCATCCTGCTCATTGCCCGCTTGTATGTGGCTGGCGTTTGTTCTCGTTTTTTCATACTATGTACTTTTTTTATTTGCTATAATAAGTGTCTTTGTCGTAGATGGTATCGCAATACCACGTGGAACCATTTGCTCGCACGCACATATAGTGATTTTCTACAAACGGTTCACTCTCAATGACAAATTCCCGGCCTCTTGGATTTTTGCAAGTCACACCTGGTTTGAGGAAATCAAGGAATCTCTTGAAGTTATAGCTGGTGTATATGGTGAGTACGCAACCATTCGTCACAGGTTTGTCCATATAGCCGACAAATCCAGTCTCCATCTGTTCGGAGAACCATTTGACTTTTTCTTCGTGTTGCTTCTGACCGTAAACATTGACAGTCAACGTTTGCTTTACAACATCGGGTATTCTCTTTTTGAAATCTTTCAAGTCCATAACCGTTTATTTTACAATTAAGATTCTGATTCTGTTTATAATGCAATAATTAGCATTCAATGGATCATCTGTCGTGTAACATAGATAAGGAACCGTGACACCATCTTTTCTTATATGAGTTTTCCACATCTTTCCTTCATAGATACCTGTTGGAAGCGTGCAATCATAGGTGTGGAGGTATTTATAATCATTTTCACTCATTGCTACACAATCTTTATCCCATACAAAATCATGAGGGTTGGGTTGATTCCATGACTGTCCAAGAGGGTCAACGATTGGCGGTACAGGACAGTTGTCAATCACTTTTTTTACACATGAAACTTTCATAATTCACTTACTTTGTTATTGAATAATTATCGGCATAACAACAAGCCGGAACTCCTTTTCTGTGATGAAATAGAAAGGCACTGTATTAACCTTCTGTCGGAGAAGCATACATCTATCTTTGCCGAACGTGATCATGGTGTTCACGATAGCCCTTACCCTCGGTATTGAGAGACCGAAATCCCCTTCGGTCATCATGCAATACTCTTTCCTATTGTAGTAGTTTTCGAGTTCTACAAACCCTTCTCCGTGGCACACCGGACACTCGCCCTTCATGTGGTGTGTTGTCATACTTTTTGATGTGTACTCCCAGTCCACTTTGCCTTCGCCATTGCATTCACTGCATCTGCAGTCTATTTTGTTGTATTCGTCGCAGATCCTTTGGAACTCCGACAGCAGCTCTCCAAGTTTCAGTTCCTTGAACACCTCGCAATAGGCATTCAGGTACGGCGTGACATCCGGAGCAGCCAATGGGATGTAGTTGATTGTGTCTTCGTCCTCCTTTGGAAGTGCAAGTATGGAGTGAGCGTCTGTGGCAATCACATACCCTCCTTGCAAGAAAGGACGTTGCAAGTTCGGTCTGTACTCGCTTTTGCTGCAACAGGAAGCAAGAAGTTCGTCACGTGTCATCTTATTTTCCATTCTTGCCTCCTTTCTGTTGCCGTTTGTCGTATCTTTTCATGCGTGGACAGTTGCAGTCACAGCCCATAGTGATGTGGATATACACACCTGTGAGGCTCCGTCCACTCCCACTGTGCAGTGAACACATATCCTCCATCAATAGGTGCTCGCACCCACGGCGGTACATTTCGCGTTTTTGTTCCTGTTCTGTCATACTTTCATTATTTTATAACCTATTTAAGTTTGTAGCACATAATCAATCTTCTTTTTTGCAAGGACAATTAGGATAGTGTTCGTAATTCCAGCTAAGACCATACATTCCCACCTCTGTTGCAATATATTCGTGACCTCCTTTCGACACAATCGTATAAGATTTGTGTTTTTCAATTACGGTAAAACCATCACGTTCAAGTTCTGTTTTATGCCATATCATAGGAGCTACAATTCCTACCAAAAATAGCAGTATCAGCACAAACACATATATAAATTTCTCTTTTTTTGTCATAATCATTATTTCTAATTATTTTTATACATATCTTTCGTTGCTTCTAAAGCGAGACCCATCGGAATAAGACCGCGATAGTCGAAATGGTTTGCGTTGAGCCAATCAGTTCCAAATTTATCATAAAGAGAACTTCTTTAATTAACTTGGAATATCCACATATCATCATTATTTCTATTTTTGCAATGCACATTTATAAATCCTTTACCAGTTCTTCTAAATTTGACAATTTTCCAAATCGGGTCAGTAGAGAATTTATACTTTGCATATTCTTCAAGATCATCATCTGTCATACTTGACATTTTGCGAAGATACGGCTTGACGTTTTCAATTAAAAAGTCATATTGGAATACCACAACAGTAGGCATTCCTTTATATCCATCCAGTGTCACGCCCATTGCAATATCAGAATCCAATCTGTTATCTTCAAGGTCAAGGTATTGAACCTTCACCTTATATGGTAATCTTGCACATAGGTCTTTCAGTAATAATTGTTTGTCTTCGTTATTCATTATCGCCTCCTTTCAGTAGTTCAGGATTATCATAGATGTTTCCTATCACCTCAACCCTGCTTCGGAAATGTACGGGAATATCAACACCAGAAAGCAAGAATTCGTCTTGGCACCATTCGACTTTCGATTTCGTATATCTGTGGTTTTTGATCCTGCTGTCGAATCTTGATATGTCAACACGAACAACGTCACCTTCGTAAATTTCGGTTCCGTTTTTGTCAAGACATCCTGTGAACTGACCGACCGATTCAATCTCTACTTTATGCTGTCGGTCGTAATTTCCATCATTACGATAGCAATGGATTAAAGCCGTATCTTTTATACGTGGATTTTCAAGGTCACCATAGACCCATTCTCCATTGTCTATCCTCTTTCCTCTGAATATTATTACCCTGTCCATTGCTTCGCTTATTTCGTGATTTCAGGCATATCGTGTATGTTGCACACCACTGCAAGACTTGTTTCAGCGATATTCCACAACCAATAATTGTCTATCTTTCCGTTGTAACTCGGACCGAATGGTTTTTCGTCATTAGGCCTTACAAGAGTGAAACCGCTTTTGAGACACATTACTATAAATCTTGTCCCAGATTCGTAGCCAGGATAACCGTAATTGTACTGACCGACCAGCTTACTGTGTTTAGACCTGTATTCAACAACATCACCCTCATATATCTCAACACCGTTCATGTCTTTCAATCCTGTGAACTGCCCAACGGTATCGTCAACGACAGCGGTGGCACCCTGCATGGCAAACCAGCCTCCGTTTGATCTCGCACGTCCGAGAATCCAGCTTTTGTGCGGATGGAGGCCGTTCCAGGTGTCCGTTGCCTCGCAGTAGAATCCGTACACCCATTTACCATCACGAAACCGTTTTCCTCTGAATTTGATTTGTCTTTCCATATTTGTTTTTGTTTATAAGTTTCCGCGTCTTCCCATTATCAACTCCACCAAGTCCTCCTTTGACAACGCCATCAGTTCTTTCCTGCGTTTCTCCCACATTCTGTCAATATCCTCCTGTGTGATGGAGGTAGCCGCAGACATGTTCTTTGCCGAACATCCGGCGGTCGTGAGGTTGTTGCAACCATCGCAAACCATTCTCCCAATAGGGCAATTCCACGCTATCATTGGTCGCCTCCTTTCATCAATTCCGGGTTGTCGTAAATATTTCCAACAACCTCCACTTCAACTACATCATTAGGAAGCAAAAACTGATTTTGATTTGATTCGCGGTATTCATATCGTGCCATCCCTCTATTCCATACAACAATCAGTAGGCTTTTATTACTTGAAAGCGGATCAGTAGAAACTTGCACTATATCATCGTCGTAGATTCCAACTCCATTCTTATCGAAAAGCCCAGTGTGTTGACCGAGTGTGTTAACGTCTATTGGCTGCTTCTTGAATGGCTTGTAATGAATATGAGGGGTCATGCATTCTGTATGTGGTTCGCCGAAAACCCATGTCCCTTCTTTCATCAGCTCGGAAAAAACAAGTCGTTTTGGCCACTTTACTTTTGCCCTGAATAATATTTCCCTGTTCATCATAACTTGTATTTCTTTCTTTCGATGTAACCTCTTAATGCAATGTGCTCAATTTCCATTCCGGCTTTTTCCGGCTGGAGCATAAAATGGATTGTCGCATGGATTGGGGCCTCGTACTTAACTCCGTCCAATATCGTTATAAGATATGCCGACCATCTTGAAATGTGGCGCAAGTCGGAGTTTTTTATAATCTCACGTCTTAGCTTTCGCAGAAGTTTTACTTTCATTGGTCGCCTCCTTCCTTGCTTCTGATTTGGTTCACTATTTTGATGATAGAGCCTCCGAATATCTCGCCCACGATGAGCAGCAGCCCGATGTAGTGCCAGAAGTTGCAGAAGAAAAACTCCAATACGAATTTGACGGTCTCGTTCATGGCCTGCTATTTTACAACCTTGACTTCCGATTCATCCCAGCATGACCGCAGGCAAAGACTGTCTATCATCACGCTCTGCTCGCTGTAATTGCAGATGATCTCGCATTCGAGGTCGTTGTACCAATACAGGAGGTCATCGAAGATGTCTCCCATTTCTCTGAAAAAGTCCTTGACGGCCTCATAAACGTTCGGTGTGCATTCCAATCTTGTCATAGCTTTGAAATTTTAATTGGTTTGGTTTGTTTGATTTAACACGGTAAAAATAATAATTTTATTTGAGAACACCAAATTTTTTACCACTTTTCTGCATTTTTATTTCATTGATTTTGAATATGTTACAAAATCAAGTCACTTTTTTCTGAAAATTATCGGGAAATCAGGCGGATTTTTCGCAGATTTTCTGGAAGTTGGCGCAAAAACCATCATACTTCCTCCTCGAACGAAAGTCCGTTGTCACTGACGAAAGCGAGAATCTCGTCCACTGACTTCCTGCCGCAGTTGCGTGCCTTGATCAGTTCCTTCGGGTTGAGTTTCAGCAGGTCTGCGACCGTTTCGACATTGAATGTGGTAGCCAATGCGTTACGCGAACGCACCGACAGCCCGCAGTCCATGATGTCCGTTGCCATGAGGCTTGCGGCTTCGTCAGGATTCTTGGAGATACCGCATATCTGCGGGTTGGTGAGAATATTGTACTCTCCTCCTTTGTCCCCGGCGGTGTCCGTCACCCACTTGACAATCTCTCCGAGAGTGGCATCCGCGCCGAACTGCCGGGCCTTCCTCATGCAGGTGCAGTCACCCTCGTTGTTGTACTGGTTCGCCTTGGTGAACGATACGATGAATGTCTTTTCTGTTTTTGTGTTCGGTTTTCTGTTATTCATATTCACTTCCTTATTCAGATTCTTTGTTTTTATCTTTGCCTTCATTTTTCGGTTCATTCATCCATGCGATGAGCATTTCCGCAAATCCGTACCAGCTCAATATTCCAACGAACAGCACTAACAAAAATGCATCGAACAGACTTCTTTTTCTTTTGCTTCTTGTCAGCAGGAGATATCGTACAGTCATCGCCATAGCGAAGAAACACCCGATATAATAAAACAACATATAATCCATAGCTATCGGACTTTGATCAGAACGGTGTGATGGAGAAGTCAACTGTGATACCCTTAGCCGCGCACACGGTGTTGATGCCTGTTGCTCTGACAACCTCCTCGCGCATCCTTTCTGGGTCTCCGTTTCCGCCAGATATATGCACAAGGACAATATTGCGGCATGATGTGAGGTTGTTGGCACCGAGCGCGTCAATGCAGGTCTGCAGTTCCATGTGGGATCGTCTGACACGTCTTGCGACAGACGGATGGAGGTCGCCGGACTTTACCCGCTCCTCCAATACGTCAGTGATGTAGTTGCATTCTATCATCACGTTGTTCAGTCCGCTGAACCTGCAAGGCAGATAGTAGGTGTCTGTGGCGAACAGCACAACTCCGCATTCTGGGTGGCTGATGAGGAAACCAAGCGGCTCCACTGCATCATGGCGCGTCCCGAACGGCAGGACGGTGAAACCTCCAACCTTGAACTGCTTCCCGGCTGC